TTGGGAACTGCTCAATAAATATGTCCTTAACTTCCGCGACAAGATCAGCATGTTCCTTTTGTGTTCCGTGTTCCGGCGATCTAAGCTGGATGTAATGAATCCAAGATCGCAAAGTTCCATTCATATAAAGTTTAGTTTCTGTATTTAGAGGAAGAATAAATCTAGCAAGTTCTTTAGCTATTCCTCTCTTAAGCGCCCATTCATAATAAATAAAAGATTGTCTAGCATTTTCTGATTGTAAGGTGTTCCAAAAAGTTTTATCTTCTTCGCTCATATCATCAATAGAATTCTGTCTATTTTTTTCATCTTGCCGGCGAGCTCCATAAGCTATCCAGCTTGGTGCCTCTGCATATCTCTGACTAAACTCCTGAAAGCTAAATGATCTATGCCGCAAGATTTGTGCGGAAATAGCTCGAGAAGTTGTGATTTCCACAACCATATTTGCCATCTCAAATGGGGACCAGTGACCCTCTCTAATCATGTACTTGAGAAGGCCACTGATATTTGGGTTGTCTTGATGTGGGCTAGAAACTCTAGCGCAATAAGCAATTGTATTCTCCGCATCAGGGGTAACAGAAATTAACTTAACACTCACGGCTCACCTAATTCTGTTACAAGACCAATTAAAATAATTAATGCTGCAAAAATAGAAATAGCAATTGTACCTTCTGTTGAAGTTGCTTGTGTTGCAGCATAAATTAATATTCCTCCAAGAACACCCATTAAAAATTTCCACACAATAAATAATATAATTCTTTCAATATCCATTACTTTAAATCCTTAAACCATAATTGTTTTCTATCAGATAGATGATCTTCAACAATCCTAGCCTTTCTAGGCCCATCATGATGCCAACCGACTGGATGCGATAAGCGCTCAAACTCCCAGCCCGAAGCTTTAAGAGATGTTCCTAATTCATCCTGAAGAATATATGTCTGAATTCTTTCATAGCCAAGTGCTTTCCCTGCCCTAGCTGCTGCACCATAGAGAAATGAACAAGCATTCTTTGTTCCATCAGTACAACAGCGTGTAACTTCTATCCATTTATACTGATTAGCCCCACCTACGGGTCTACCTACAATAGCAACCCCGACTAATTCTCCATCAACAGCCGCTCCAATAGAAAATCTATGACCCTGTATGCGGTTGTGATGGCGATGCAAACGTTCAACAAAAGCATTGGCTTCTTTTAGTTCTACATGAACTAATGAAAGTTTACCCGCTGGCAAATTCTCTTCTCCTATTCTGGAAGTATCGAGTCTCTTCCCATGCTCCGAATGTCATTGTTTCAGGCTGCCACCAAAGATCAACGTTGCCTACCGCTCCATCTCTGTTCTTAAGCAGGCGCAATTCCATTTTCTTTTCCTCCCTCATTTCTTCATCTGAGTGAAGTCCGAATACCAAGTCCGCATCCTGCACGGCGCTAATTGATCCGGCGATATTTTCTAGAGTTGCACCGCCTTGGAAAGATGATCTGTTTGCCTGTCCTACCCCAATGATAGGGATGTTAAGTGTCCTAGAAATCTGCTTGAGCTCCTGTGTAAGATAGGTCAGCTTCTCCCACCCTTGGTTGAAAGAGGTTCTGGCACTCATTAGATTAACATAGTCTAAACAAAGGATATCTGGCTGCCAGCGGGTCAATTCCGCATGTACCCTATCAACTGTGCAACCTCGAACATCATCCATTACGATGATATCGTTTGGCCTTTCCGCAACTTTCTTAGCCTCAGATTTCCACCGTTCAACTTCATCTTGGCGGAGGGTATGAGCCTTAAGTTTGTTGTATTCAAACTGCATGAGCATTGTATCCCACTTTCTAAACAATGCCTTGGCTTCCATTTCAAGGGAAATGTACATAGGCGTTTTACCCTGCATCCAGGCATTAAATAGTAGCCATTGCGACAACGTTGATTTTCCAACTGAGGTCGCTCCGAAGATAGTTACATATTCGTGCGGCTGGATTCCAAATGTAAGATTATCTACCGCAGGAATGCCGGTACGAATAAACTTTTCCTCCGCTGGATTCTCATACTCAAAAATTCTCTGTTCCATATCCTTAAAGGCATGAAGCTTAGCCGTAGGTAAAATTGAAGCAAGCCGGCGAGACTCTTCCATGAACATAGCATCTACTTCCAGATTGCTTTCTGGATTTGCTAGTTCCTCGGAGATTCTGATAACAGCTTCAGCACCATATCGGTACATGATTTCTTTCTTAAACTTATCTTTAAGAAATTGAACAGACTCCCCGCTTGTTTCAAAGTTAAAGTCAGGGAATTCCTCATATACTGTGTCAAATGCAGGCGCTATCTTATACTGCCTATAGTGGTCAGTCATAAAGCGCCAAATTTTTCTATAAGTATCATTGGAGAAGTGATCCTCTCGAATCCCCTCAGCCATCAAGGTACTTATTTGTCCCGTCTTTGCAACTCTGCTGATCAGAGCTCTTTCATAATCTGGCATTCAACCTCCATTTAGTTTGATGCCTTAGAATAGCACATGCTCTTGTTAATTTGAGGTTTTGCTTTTGTTAAGTTTTGTCGAAGCTCCCTAAAAATATTTGACAACAAAACCAAAGGAAGCTATAATTTTATTTAAGGTTTTTCGAGAGCGAATGAAATGAGCTTGAGAAAAACAAAGAAGATAAGAAGCTAAAAATCTTCTTAGACTCCTGGGGGGCGTTCATTTTACTTATAAAATCAGTTGAATTTGGTAAAATTACTGTTATGTCAACTGGATGGGATTTAGAAAGACGCGAGAAGCAGAGAGAGGTTGCTAAGCGTCTTGTTGAGGAAGGTAAATTTGGAGGGGCAGGCAGAGGTCAAGGTAGACCTCGAAAGAAGCGTGCTTCCGAAGTCATAGCTGAACAAGTTTCCTCTGAGGGCCAAGATATCTTTGATCGCTTTATGGAGATTGTTAGAGGTGGCAATGATGGTAATTCTATTGCCGCTGGCAGAACTCTAATTGAGATTGAGGAAAAAGAACGGAAGCTTCAGATAGAGGAAGAACAGAGCTATGAGGATATGCGGGGCAATGATCTTGCTGAAAGTATTATGAATCTATTATTCGAATTGAGTGCAGATGGCGCAATTGAACTCCCAATTGTCGAAGGAGAATTTACTCCGCTTACCGAAGGCGCAGCAAATAGAATTGCTGAAGAGCTTGGAAGCGCTGAAGACACAGCAGAGTAAGTTAGGTCCGCAGACAGATGATCAACTACATCAGTGGATCAAAGACAATTTAGGTTTAAATATCCCAAGGGTGGCGGTTTGTGATGATCACCAATCTCCTTTTGATTTTGTTGCAGATATTTATTTTGAGCGTGTGGATTCTGCTATCGCTGTTGCTAGTCGTGACGGTGGCAAGACTATGGCCTCAGCACTTATCCACCTACTTAATTCTCTATTTAAGCCTGGCTGTGAATCTATTACAGTAGGTGCTATTTGGGCGCAGTCTAACCGTGCCTATGAGAACCTAAAGAAGCTTGCTGTTAGACACGGTAAGGTGCCTTCTATTGACAAGCATCCATTGATTCCTAGAACCACTCAGGAGAAGACTGTCTTTGAAAATGGTTCCACAGTGGAGATTCTGCCGGGAACCATTGCTGCTGTGAACGGGCCTCACGGACAAAAGCTTCATAGAGACGAAGCGGAGCTCATGGATACTGAGGTATTTAAAGAAGCCAACAACATTTCTTCATCCAAGTTGATCATTGATGAAAACGGCAACGAGAAGAGAATTAAGGCGCAGGACTGGATTACTTCCACCCGTAAGTGGGCGCATGGTCCTATGCAGAACCTTGTGGAAGAAATTGAGAAGTCTATTCGCAACGGATTTAAGCCTACATATAAGCTTTATACTTGGTGCGTCTTTGAGGTAGCAGAAAGACAAGATAATTGTCAAGTTGCTTATCCTAATTTGCCTGCTTCTGAAAGATGTGAATGCCAGAACGTTGTTAAAGGTGAGTGGGACGATGAATCGCCCAGAAGATTTACGGAGGTGTGCCGTGGCCGGCTCGCTAGGTCTGACGGCTACACAACTATTACCGATATTCATAAAAAGTTTCTTGAAAACGACAGAGATACATGG